CTTTTCGTCTTATCCGAACCGGTTCGGTCGGAACTGGCCGTAACTGATCACGATCTTCCCCGATTAGAAACCCCTGCTCCGGAAATGGCTGGTACGTATGGGGATGCTGTGGCGAACTGGGCTTCAGAACATATGGATATTGAGTTCATGCCCTGGCAGATTCATGTTTTGCGCGGCCAGTTGGCTCATGACGCAAACGGTGATTTGTTGCATCGAGTTTCATTGGTATCTACTGCGCGTCAGAACGGAAAATCCACCGCGCTTGCTGCGCTTGTTGGTTGGTGGTTGACAGAAATGCCAAAATTGCGCGGGGAAAAACAAATGGTCCTTACGACCGCCAACAGGTTGGATCTTTCAGTAACCCTGTTTGATTTATTGAGCGACATTCTTGAGGTTCGCTTTGGTGCCAAACTTGTCAAGGCCTACGGACGTAACAGTGCCACCATGCCGGACGGATCGCGCTGGATTATTCGTGCAGCAAAGCCAAATGTTGGTCACGGAACTAGCAACGACCTCATCATTGCAGACGAAATTTGGGACATATCATCCGAAGCAGTAGACGGCGGTCTGCTCCCGTCCCAACGCGCAAGGCGTTCACCAATGCTTTCAATGTGGTCCACTGCCGGCACAGAATCCTCGAGCGTGATGCTTCGCTGGCGGGAACAGGGTCTCCGAGCCATAGATCAAGGAAAGCCCGGATCGTTCTATTTCGCTGAGTGGTCACCCGATCCATCCCTTGACGTTAACTTGGAAAGCACATGGTCATGGGGTAACCCAGCGTTAGGGATAACCATCACCCCTGAAACTTTGAGGGCTGAATCCATGAACCCGAACCGTGCACAATTTCTTCGCGCTGCTTGCAACCTTTGGGTCGCATCAGATCAAGGATGGCTTGCCCCTGGCATATGGCCATCCATTGAATATGCCGGCGACATTCCAGACGGCGGATATGTGGCCATAGAAGTATCACTAGACGACTCACGATATTTCGGTACACGATGCGTCAAATTGGAAGACCGTCGAGTGCTCGCCACCGTTGCTTTCGTAACCGACACCTACCAAGAAATGCTTGCCGAAGCAGACAAATTTGCTTCAACCTGCAAGTTTCTGATCAGCCCATCCATTGACGTGCACTGGCCAACACGTCACGAAGCACGAAAACAAGTAGTTGGCTACGGAGAAATACAACGCTGGACGGGCATAGTGCGAAACATGATTGGCGAAAAATTGTTGGTTCATGACGGCTCAAGACAACTTGCTGAACACGTACAACGCGCAGTTGCAGTCAAGTCAGAGGGGAATTTATCGTTGTCAAGTCAACGCTCTCCAGGCGACATCTCGCTCGCGCGATGCATGGTTTGGGCAGCTGCAATGGCAGCAAAACAACAAGACGGAAAACCCATGATCGTCATGGCAACTCGCTAATGTCTAATCGGCATTGGCCCGCAGACTACCTTTCGTCGGGATCGGATAGTTCCCCCCGGGCCAATGCCACCTACCAGCACGAAAAGATGGCAAACTAAAACCATGGGTCTATTCAACAAAACAACTAAAGCAGCGATCTCTCCGTACGCGGAAGCAGAAGTAAAAGCAGCTGCCGTTGGTGGCGGAATATACCCTGGCGGATACTCAGGTCAGAACGCCGGCGTGAACATGATCGGCAACTATTACAGCTACTTTGACGGCGCCGCACGTAGTAATGCGATGCGCGTACCAACAATTTCACGCGCTCGAGATCTGATGGCATCAGTCCTTGGATGTGTTCCGTTAGAGGCATATCAAAAGCGTTGGAATGAAACTACGCGCGATCTTGAAGAAATAGAAATTGCGCCGCGCACATGGATGGAACAACCAGATCCATCAGTGACGTATTCGTTCACCATGTCATGGACTTTTGATGATTTGTTTTTCTATGGATCAGCATTCTGGTACATCACCGAATACACCGCTGACGGTTGGCCTGCGAAATTTACCCGTTTGCCTGCCGCCATGGTGACCCTCACCGATCAGCAAGGTCCGGTCAGATTCGGACCATCACAAAACATTTACTTTCAAGGCGGACAACTGGATCCAAAAGATGTAATTCAATTTATTTCACCAATCCAAGGAATCATTTACCAATCGCCAACCGTGATCCAAACCGCACTCGAATTGGAAGCTGCGCGACTACGCAACGCAAACTCCGCAATCCCTGCCGGCATCCTCCGCCAAACAGGTGGAGAACCGTTGTCAGGTCAAGAACTTGCGGACCTTGCAGCGTCATTTAACGTGGCTCGAGCAACAAATCAAACCGCAGCGCTCAACCAATACGTCACTTACGAATCAGTGAATAGCGACCCATCAAAAATGTTGCTATCCGAAGCCACAGATTTCCAAGCATTGGAATGTGCGCGACTTTGCAACATTCCGCCATACCTCGCCGGTGTTTCCATCGGTTCATACTCGTACGCAACAAACCAAGGTGCACGTCAAGACCTTTGGGCATTTGGTGTACAGCCATACGCGCATTGCATTGAACAAACACTGAGCCAAAACAACGTGCTACCGCGCGGAACATATGTCCGTTTTGACATTGACGACTACCTCACTTCAACCTATGGCGAAGAAGAAGAAGATCACATGGCCGACATGAACGAAATGCCACCAACAGGAAACACTGTTCAGATACCATCGTCAACGAACGGAGTAATGAAATGATCCAACTAATTGCATCAGACTTTGGTGTTGACGCTGCAGCTGCAAACGGCACACCACGTCGCACCATCAGCGGAACCGCAGTCCCTTACGGCGTAGAAGCCCAAGTATCCGGTGGCCAATCGGTCATCTTCCAAGAAGGATCGCTCCCAGTTGACGGCAAAAACCCTCGACTGTTCATGTACCACGACTCGTCAATGCCAGTAGGTGTTGTCACGGAGCGCGTAAACACTCCGCAGGGCATGATGTTTTCAGCCAAGATCAGCGCAACATCTCTCGGAAATGATGCTTTGACCATGGCCGGCGATGGCACCATTGACCAAGTTTCGGTGGGTATAAACCCAACAAAATGGCATTATGACGACAACGGAACAATGATCATTGAAGCTGCACAATGGACCGAATTATCGCTAGTTCCGATCGCCGCTTTTGGTGATCTTTCCAACATCGCTTCGGTCGCCGCGACCGCAGATGAAAGTATCCACCAACCAGTAGAAGAAATAAGTAATCTAGAAACAGAAGTCCCAGAACAGGAGCAAGAAGTCATGGAACAAGTATCAGCATCAGCACCACAGCCAGAACAAGTGCCAGCATCGGCAATCGTTTTTGCTGAACCAAAACGCGAATTCCGTATGCCATCAGCAGGTGAATATCTTGCTGCATACCACCGCGGTGGACAAATTTGGGCAGACGTAAACGCCGCTTACCAAGCAGCACAAAACAAAAACAAGAGTGCATTTGAATTTGCAGCAGGCGATGTGGCTACCACGTCGACACCTGGCCTCTTGGGAGTCCCCGTGCTCGGACCATTGGTACAGGACATTAACTTTGTGCGTCCAGTCATTCAGGCTGTAGGCGCTCGAGCATTCCCAGACGGCGGTGCATCAAAAACTTTTGTTCGCCCAACAATTACCACGCACACAAGCGTTGCTGCACAGTCGTCAGAATTTGATGCAGTGTCCGCAACAACCATGGTGATCGCTTCAAACACGCTCACAAAAACAACTTTTGCTGGTCAAGTTTCGTTGTCGGTACAGGACGTCGATTTCACTTCGCCGAGTAGTATGCAACTCGTATTGAACGATTTAATGGGCGAATATATGCTTGCAACCGACAACTTTGCAGCTGACAACTTGCTCACCGCAGCAACCTCGTCAGGTGTATGGGACCTCACTGCAGCAGACTTGATGAAGTCCATCTACGACGCAGCAGTAGACGTTGCAACCAACCGCAACTGGATGCCAACACACTTGTTCGTCAGCCCAGACGTATGGGGTCAACTAGGACAGATCGCAGACTCCACAGGTCGTCCATTGTTCCCATTCATCGGAGCAGGCCTCACCGGTCAGAACGCACTTGGAAACCTCGACGCAGGTTCATGGAACGGAACCCCACTCGGCTTGCAGATCGTCGTAGACAGCAACTTCGCTGCCAAGACCATGATCATCACCCGCGTAGGAACCGGCATGGGCGACGCTTACGAAGTGTACGAAGCACAGCGCGGAATGATGAGCGTAGAGTTGCCTTCAACTCTTGGTCGTCAATTCTCGTACCATGGCTACGTGTCCACCTTTGCAGCAATCGGTGGCATGATCCGCAAGATCACCCAGGCTTAGTCGAAAGGCGGCTTAACCGCCATGGCAACGCTCACAGTAATCAGCAAGCAGTTAACCGATAACTACGCGGTACTGCAAACCCTCACAAACAACGAGATCGTCGTTGGTGGCAGTATCACTGTCGCCAGCGTCGGTACTCCGTTCAACGGAACTTTTGTTGTTCGTGCTTTACCTGCTTACAAATTCATTGGCGTAGACGATCAAGGCGATCTTCAATTTGATGTTGACGTACCAGTCGAGACATATCTCAACCAAGTCCTTTACGCTTGCACCGGTTCAGATGTCCTTCGAGGAGCAGCGTCTGGAACGATCACCTTCGGCGTCACATGTACATGGTGCACCTATAACCAAGTGCTCAATTATTTGGGTATTCCTGTTGCGTCGGCAGATGACGAAACATACATCACCCGTTGCGTAAGCGCTGCAAACCAGTTTGCCTATCGTCGTCGTCAAGAGTCTGGGTACATTGACTCAGCCTCGGTTCACCCTTCGGACGATGTGCTACTTGGGACAATCATGTATGCAGCTGCGCTTTACCGCCAACGCGGTTCCGTTGACACGTTCTCATCGTTTAACGAAATGGGCTCAAACCCAACCGTTGCTTTGTCCGCCATTGTGATGCAGTTGTTAGGCGTTTCTAGGCCTCAGGTGGCCTAATGGCTGCCGCATACACAGACCTTCTCAACGAGGCCTTAGACGACCTTGTAACGAGTCTGGGGACAATCTCAGGATTACAGGTGGTAACTGATCCACGGAATATGCGTCCGCCTTGCGCGTTCGTTAATGCCCCAACCTTTACCACTCCACTAATGACCAACAAACGCTGGAAGCTGGTGTTTCCTGTTCAGGTACTTGTGCCAGGGCCTTTCAACTTGGATGCCCAGCGAACGCTACTTAACCTTGCTGCCAAGATCATGGGGGCTAACCTCGCTGTCATGGAAGGCAGACCGACATCGTTAGACGTTGGTGGCGCGTTGTATCCGGCATACGAACTACAGATCTACATGGAAGCAAAATCATCATGAAATACATAATCCAGTCAGACAAGGTCGGCAAGATCGGCGATGAGTTCATTCCAGACGAAGGGATCAACATTGGCGCTTTGCTCGAGGGCGGATTCATATCCACCGCAACAGAAACCAAATCATCTAAAGTCAAATCAGAACCCAAGGAGTAACCCACATGGCAACCAGCACCTATCTCTCGAATTTAAGCACCCTTACTGTAAACGCCGTAAGTCTGTTGGATCAGGCAACAAACGTGGTATTTACCAATACCAAAGAACAGTTGGAAGCGACGGCATTTGGTGACACGTCGCGCAAATACACCGCGGGACTTTTCAACAACGAATGCACCATGACCCTCTACCAGTCATACATCAGCTCAGAAACTTATCAAACTTTGGCAGCACTAGTGGGAACAACCACAACGGTGGTTGCTGGTGTAACTGATGGCGCAACGACAAAAACTTTCACATTGACCGGCTGTTATCTTGAGGCGCTACCAGTTGTGAACGCCTCACTAGGCGAACTTTCCACCGTGGACATCACGTTCACCGGTGGCGTATACAGCGTCGCATAATTCTGGCCGACCCTCGGCCCGACACAAGGAGAAACCATGAGAATTAAACTGATGGTAAAGCGGACCGCATCCGCTGAACCTGAATACATCTACACAACGCTTTTCTGCATTGCCAAATGGGAAGAAAAATTCAACCGCAAAATCCAAGACCTAGTCAACGCTGCGCGATTATCCGACTGGACGTTCATGGCATACACCATGCTTCGCACTCGAGGAGAAAAACTCCCAGACGATTACATGGATTGGCTAGAACAAAACCCTGAACTGGAAATCATTCCGGTATCGGATCAAACTAACCCAAACCCTACGGACGCGGAACTTACAGACGGCAATTAGCAGAGATGCTGGTTGCAGTAAGTTGGTGGCCACCGCACGTCGAATTTGACACAAGGGATCTCCAAACGGTTGTTACTGTTCTAAAGGAACAACAACAACAACGGAGCAGGTAATGCCGGCCACAACATCCATACAGGTTTATGGCGTGAAAGCAGCGCTGAAAGAACTACAAAAAACAAACCCTACTTTGCGTCGCCAATTCTTGAAAAAGTACAAGGACATTGTGAAGCCTGTAATTGACCAGGCTAAAACCTCGTTTCCTTCAATAGCCCCGTTGTCGGGAATGGCGCGACCATTTAAGAAACTCGGTGGTTGGGATGGCGGTCGTGTTGCTAAAGGCGTGGTAGCCAAAATTGACACGCGCAAAGGCAAGACCGAAGTGGTGGGCGCGTACATCATTCAACAAAAAACAGGGTGGGGTTCAATCTTTGACATGGCAGGCAAAAGCAATGCTTCGTCCGTCTTTGCATCCAACCTTGGTGCGCGTTATGGCGCGGCGTCTCGTTCTATGTGGCCTGCCTACAATGCGAATGCCACAGAAGTTCAAGCCGCTGTGCTTGACTTGGTGGGCGAAGTAATGGCAGAAGTCGAGCGAAACGTGGTAACCAGTGGCAATTAACATCCCCATCATTTCGGAGTTTGACTCCAAGGGGATTGACAAAGCCGTCAAGGAATTTAAGTCCCTTGAAGGCGCTGGTGCTAAAGCCCAATACGCCATCAAAAAGGCTGCGATCCCTGCAGCTGCCGCGCTAACCGCTGTCACTGGTGCACTTGGCGGTGCGACCTATGCGGCAATGGAAGACCAAAAAGAACAAGCCGCGCTTGCCCTTACCTTGCAAAATGTGACTGGCGCTGGCGCCGCACAGACAGCACAGGTTGAGGAACAGATCTCGGCAATGAGCAGGGCGTCTGGGATCACAGACAGCGTTTATCGAAAAAGCCTAGAAAACTTGGTGCGCGGAACTAAAGACGTGAGCATCGCCATGAACGACATGAATCTCGTTATGGACATTGCAACGGCTACAGGCATAGACAGCGCCACGGTTGCAGACGCGCTTGCTAAGGCATACCAAGGCAACTTTAAGGCACTACGCACACTCTCTCCAGAGATGGCCACCATGATCAAAGACGGTGCATCCCTAAGCGAAGTAATGGATGTACTTGGTGGGACATTTGGTGGGGCAACAGCCAAGAACGCTGAGACCGCTGCCGGCAAGATGGCAATCCTTAAGAACTCCATTGGAGAAACCACGGAGTCAATCGGAGCCGCTTTGCTACCAGTAGTCGAGGCTGTAATCCCCGTCCTACAAAAGTTTGCAGATTGGGCACAAAAAAACCCTCAAGCATTCCTTTACATTGCTGGAGCTATTGCCATCGTTGCAGCTGCAATCGTTGCCACAAACATCGCTATGGCCTTAAACCCATTCAGCCTGATAGCCATTGGCGTTGCATTGCTGGTCGCTGCACTTGTCGTCGCTTACAAGAAATTTGAATGGTTCAAGACAGGTGTTGACGCGATCATAAACGGCATTCTTGGCGCGTTTGAGTCCATGGTAAACGGCGTGATTATTGCTATTAACGCAGTGATCCGCGCATATAACGCACTTCCATTTTTGCCGGACATTGGCACAATTGGTCACATCAACTTGCCGACTATTGGTGGTGATTCAACCTCAACAACTGGACGGTCCAACATCCCTCGAATGGCTGAGGGTGGAATTGTAAACAGCCCGACTATTGCGATGATTGGTGAAGCAGGACCAGAAGCCGTAATCCCTTTAAGCAAACTTGGCAACATGGGTGGCGGAGTAAACATCACCATTAACGGCGGACTCGGAACATCGTCAGACATTGCGCAAGCCGTTTACGACAATCTGCGTTTCTACAACCAGAACGTGGGACCACTCCGAATTAGAACGGCCTAACCATGGCAACCGTCATCCCCAACTGCGGAACATATTTGGTTGAGGCTTACGCCACTGGTGCAGCGCCAACAAATGCGTTCAAGTTGGATTTTTCCGCGCTTGATTCGGCAGCTGTTCTGGGCGGTGCAAAATGGTACGACATCAGCCAATACATCCAAAACATCAGCATTTTTCGTGGACGCCAAAACGTATTTCGTGAACAATCTGTTACCCCTGGACGTGCATCGTTCAAAATTTATGACCCAAACTTTTATTTTTCGGTAGTTAACACCGCTAGCCCATATTGGAATGCCACGGACGGTCGACTTTCAATTGCTGTTTCCACTCCGGTACGAATCAGCCGAAACGGCGAATACTTGTTTTACGGTCAAATCACCACATACGACCAAAACATTATGCAACCAAATTACGCAACAGTGGATGTGACCTGTTCAGACGAAATTCAAGTTATGAACAACATCAAACTCAACGCCCAAACTACAACTCAGCAATCATATGGGGACCGCGTAAACGCAGTTCTTGATTCAGCCAACATTCTTAAAGGCGCTGGAGAACGATCAATTTCCACAGGCGTATCCACCATAGGAGCAGTAAGTATTGAAGATGGCGCTGCATTACGCGATTATCTATTGCGCATACAAAACTGTGAATACGGCCGGATGTTTATGTCACGATCTGGAACATTCACCGCCCAAGCCCGAGTGCAAGCCGAAATCACTAACCCACTTGTAACCTTGTCCGATACCGGAACAGGCGTCCCATACCAAACCTTTGACATAGCGAACAGTTAAACCATGCCTGACTACACCATCGGAATTGCCGAACGAATCGCCTCATTGCCAGATTCATTCGCAACCAGCAACTCAGTTAACCGAAATTATTTTCAAGAAACGACGCAATCCGTTGTTAACACCGTAAACGTGGCGATTGCGCCCAGTGCGCCAACCACACTCGATCCAACACCACAAACCACATACGCAACAGCAACCGATAGCACGTCAATAGACACGTTTGGGGTTTCTGAAACTCCCATCGTTATCACTCTTTTGGCTACCGTTGCCGACGCTGGAGCCCTAGCCCAATACCTGCTTCGAGCAAACCCGGCTTACTGGTTTAGCAGCTTGCGCGTCCAACTAAACTCGCTATCCGACGCCAACAAATCAATTATCGCAAACCTAGAAATAGGTACCCAAATTGCAGTAACGAAAACATTCCCTGCCGGCGTAGTGCCATCAACCGTCACCGAATATCTATTCGTAGAAGGCCTTGATCATGAAATAACTGTAGATCAGCACACAGTTACCATTTACACGGGACCAGCAACGACCTACTTGGCTTTCATCCTTGATACATCAACCCTTGACGATTCCACTTATGGGCTCGGCTAAACCACTAACTTAGGAGAAGACATGGCAAAGCAAACTTTTACCACCGGGCAGGTTTTAACCGCAGCTCAAATGACCTCGTTGCAAGCCAACGACTACAACTGGACCGTGAGCGCTCAAACCGCTAACTATGTTTTGGTTGCCGCGAACGCAGGTCAGCACGTCACAATGAACAATGCTGGTGCAACAACCATCACGGTCAATACTTCACTATTCACTGCAGGCGACACGCTTCGAATTACAAACATCGGCGCCGGCACATGCACGATAACGGCTGGAACAGCAACGGTCACTTCGGCAGGTGCTTTGGCGTTAACCCAATGGGCTTCGGGTATTTTGTATTTCACTAGTGCTTCCGCATCGATCTTTTTCCCAGACGCAAAAACAACTAGCGCAGGCCTGGTTTATTTGACTGGAGCAACATTTTCTGGAGCAACAACGGTCAGCCTTCCAACCAGCACATTTACTTCCTCATATCAAAACTACAAAATTATCTATGTGATTTCATCCACCCATGTTGCTGGAACGATTCTGTCATGTCGTTTGAGGGCCGCAGGTGCGGACAGTTCGGCAAACAGTTATTACGGCTCAATGTTTGGTGCTCAAGGCGGAACGACCCAGTACCTTTCAAACAACCCGGCAACGTCTTACCAGTTGCAGTATTTGTCAGCTACTGCTAACCGTGTGGCTGGAGAAGTTGATTTGGTAGCCCCGCAAGAAGCAGTATCCACACGATTCATTGCAAACTGCATCGGAACACAGTTAGGCGATACCGTTTCTTGTGCATCAGTGGGTGGTGCATACTTTGACGCCGCAACCCAATTTGATTCTTTTACCTTAATATCAGGAGCAGGAAACCTTGCAGGAAACTACCGAGTCTATGGATACGCCAATGCCTAAGCCTTTTACTTTTGACGGCGCAGAGTTGCGCGAAATGACAGACGCCGAATATGCCCAGTATATTGTTGACCAATCCAGCGCTGAATTAGAAGTGCAAGACGCAAAAGCAAAAGCAAAAGAAAAGCAAGCAATCCTTAAGCGTTTGGGTTTGACTTCCGAGGAACTAAACGCCCTGCTTTCGTAATGTCATGGCGTCTCAAATTGTGGTTGCTGTCATCACTGGCGGTTTCGCTGTGGTCGTTGCACTCATCAGCAAGATCGGCCGCGAAAATAAGAAAGACCATGGGCAAGTACACCAAACCTTGGGTCGAATAGAACAAAAAATTGACGGACATTTGGAGCACCATAATGAATGAAAAAACCAAAGCAGCACTAGCAAGTTATGCACGTTCAGCCGTTGGCGCACTTGTCGCGGTTTACTCAACTGGAACCATGGACCCGATGAACTATGTGAAAGGCGCTGTTGCAGGGATCATTCCGCCACTGATGCGCTGGGTCAATCCCAACGACAAAGGTTTCGGGCGTGACAGTACCCCACAAGCATAAAGTCATCTTGCCGCGCATCGTCGCGCATTGTAGAGCAGGCGAACTACCAAACAACATGCTGCTAGATGTCAAGCCTTACGGAAAGTTGCTGTACTCGGTCGCTGACTGTTGGCTTGCTTGGCGTGATCGGGCGTTCGCCGAAGGCATCAAAACATTTAAACCAACCAGCGCAAACGACTGCTATCGGTCACTTGCCACCCAGACGATCGCATGGAATGATCGCATGACCACTACGCCCATCGCAGGGGTTAAGCCTCGCGTCTACAAAGGTCAAAATTGGTATCTGAAACCCGGCAAAGCACCAATCGCGCAACCCGGATCATCGCACCACAACTGGGGGATTTCGGTAGATGTAAGCGAAGCATCAGGTGCACGTTTAGAGTTCATGGCCGCAACCGCACTCGACTACGGGTTCAGCTGGGAACTTGACAGCGAGCCATGGCATGTCAATGTGTTTAACGCCGATGTCATACCAGCATTGGTTTTGGAGTGGAAAAAAGCGAAATCCTTGCAATAGCCACCCAGGCTGTCTAGGGTCGATGTACCCGACGAAAGGAATTCAATTATGCAACTAACCGCACCTAAACTCATCGCAGGCTTCATCACTGCTATATGGGGATTTGCGTCGCTCCTAGGGGCTCCTAGCGCCCTTTCAGAGCAACCTAACCCTGTGCCTGTGGCCCGTGATTACATCATTGAGCCGACCACGACGACCACCGAGCCGATTATGGTCATTGACCCATATGCCACCGCCGCCGTCCAGTTTGCCCAATTAGGGATAAACCTCGGCTGGCCTGTCAGCGAATACAACACGCTGGCAAAAATCATTGAGCGCGAAAGCCACGGAAATCCGTCAGCTCATAACGTCACAGACCCGATGGGCGGGTCATACGGCCTACTGCAAATAAATGGCTTTTGGTGCAAAGGCAAACAGTCCTACCTACAAACAAACGGCATCGTCTCAAACTGCAAATCTTTGTTAGACCCTCAAACTAATTTGCGAGCAGGCTTAGTGATCTTTAATAGATCCGGATGGAATCCGTGGGGGACAAAATGAGCGAAGGCGTCGCGTGGAATCAGGGAGAGCTGTCAGAGGAAACTCGATCACTGATCTTGAACATGAATCACCAGATGGCAGTCTTTAATTTGCTTGAGGAAATTGCGCGACCTACACACGCACCGCGCAAATACCGTGACGATCATCTGATCCGCGGACTTCGCACCATGCTCATAGATTTTCAATTAAGTGGTCAAGACGATTATGCCGAGTGTGTTATCTTGGCGATTGAACAACTTGGTGGAAAAGTAAAACCCGACTAACAAAGGAATCCCGACATGAGCGAACAATTTGAGATGTTTCACCCAGCACTTGGCTTAGGTGGATACAAAGAACACATCAAACCTGCAGAGAAACTGCACCGCGTAACCGATTTCGATACAGCGCGAAAGGCTGCAAGATCAGCATCAAAGCGTGGGCCATCACAACGCGACAAAGTACTACTCGCATTACATGACCTTAAGACCGCTACCGATTACGAGCTGGGTGAGCATTGCGGGATACTTCGCTCGAGTGCTGCAAAGCGCCGGCAAGAACTCCAAGAGATGGGTTTGGTAAAAGACTCCAATGAACGTCGCAAAACTGACACAGGCACTCTTGCAATCGTCTGGACGGTCGCCTAATGGCATTTAACTTGACAGATTACGAAACCGTTGAGGATCGCCTAGTTCGCTTTTGGGCTGAACACGGCCCCGGTGCGAGAGTAGAAACAGCCATGATGTCCTACGACGGTGACAGCTGTATATTCCGAGCAGAAATCTATTTTAAAAACAGCGAAACAGTTCCAACCGCAACGGGTTATGCCCATGAGATCAGATCAGATCGTGGCGTGAACGCAACATCGTTTGTCGAGAACTGTGAGACAAGCGCGATTGGTCGCGCATTAGCGAATTGTGGATATGCAACCCATGGCAAGCGTCCTAGCCGTGAGGAAATGTCCAAGGTGTCCCGGGCGGAGTTTATTCCCAACGCAGGTCACGCGTCTCCGACTTCGTCCGGGGCTTCATCCAACAACTATCTGCCAGGTGCATTAGCCACCGATAAACAACGTGGATATATTCGAGCGCTCGGCAAACAACGCGGCCTTGACCCTGAATCGCTGATGCACTTCATCGGCATAGAACTCAAGAACGAAAGCAAGGACGTGGAGACTCTGACAATCCCAGAGGCAAAGCAGATCATTGACGCGTTAAAGCCATGACCTATGTGGCAATGAACATCATCGGAATAATCATTGGTGCATGGCTGACCGCCATCATCATTTGGGGAAGCAGGAACAAATGACAGTTTTAGAAATGATTAGCGCGGTAGAAAAACTGCAAGCAATTTACGACATTCTGAACGATGAGCAGACCGAAGCAAAACAAAAAATCCGTTGGGCTATCAATCATCTTGCAGACAAGATTTGGACTGAGTCAATGTAATGAAAATTGACTCAAAGATCAGCGAAGCAGACTTCAAAGATTTGGTAATTAACGTGGCAAAACGCTATGGCTGGCTAGTTCACCACGATCTGCCGGCACAGAACAGTCGAGGACGCTGGATGACCAATGTTCAAGGTGACGCTGGTTTCCCTGATCTGTTCATGGTGCACCCATTCCAAGGTGGTCGCCCGTTAGTGATTGAACTTAAGGCTGAGAAAGGCAAGTTGACGCCTGGACAAAAGATTTGGTTAAACGCATGTGAATTGGCTGGTTGTCATGCAGCTGTGTGGAAGCCCAGCGACATGGAATACATCCTTTACACTCTCAGCAATCCAAGACTCTAAACAATCGGCTAGTAGCACGACCTAAGCCCATCGCAAGGCAGTTGGTGACACACGGAAACGTGGGTAGACCGACGCGCCTCGAATCATGCAACACGAAATGAAACGGGCAAAGCGTCGGGGCGAGATGTAAACATAATCATCTGAATACAAAGGGAACTGGGTTGGGCAAGCCAGTGGGTGGAGCATTCACACATCTCTTGACCTACAGATGACATACAGTTAACAAACAAAAGAAAGCACACACATGGACCCGACAGCAAACACCACCCACACACACCAACAGCAAGGCGCTTGCGCCGCGCTAGCACAAGCCGAAGGCGCGTGAGATGACACGCGAATACGACACACCCGAATACAAACGAGCACGACGCGACCTACTCGCATCCTCACCAGACTGTCACTGGTGCGGTGGAGTAGCAACCGAAGCGGATCACCTCATTGAGCAAGACGCCGGCGGTGACCATACGACTATGGTCCCATCGTGTAAGTCATGCAACAGTCGACGCGGCGCACAATACGTCAACCGAAAGACAGCACAACGAATGCAATCACGCAAAGTTGCAATGACAAAGAACAAAACAGATTTTTTTAGCACTCCTAACTCAC